GCATTAGCAGTTTTTTTCTTTGACGCCTCGTCATCTAATACTTTAGCATAATATGTTTTAAATTCTGATTGTAATTTTCTGACATTCTGTATAGTCTGTCCTGCTCTTATTTGTGTATTGAAAAATATTTTTAATCTCATACCTACTGACAACATACTATTTTGTCTTCTTAATAATTCTAAAACCTTTTTACCTTTTGATATTGATCCCATTGCCATTCTCAACATACTATCATATTGAGCGCTTTCTGTTGTTGTAAATGTAGCAGCACCAGATGAGTCTTTATAACTTGCGTCATCAAAAAATACTGCTGGCGTCTTTGCAAAACGATTTACATTGACGCCAAAGCTTGCCTTCAGATTAGCCATCTTTTTTCCTGTGTAACTAGTGTGAAAGATGATACCTAATTTAGCTCTTCTAATTTTTTTAGCAAGATCAGTATTTTCTGGTACGGCATAAGTTATAGTATTAGGTGTAAACGCAATAGCATCCTCACCTCTTATAGATACCGACTTCAAGTCTCCTGGTGTAAATAACAAGTCGCCTTGTACAACACCACGTATACCAAGTTTTGGTAATTCTTTTAAACATACAGATAGTTTATCTACTAAACCACCTGCGTGATTTTTTCTAATGTCTGATTGTGTGTAATTGATTTTAGGAGTTACGTTGAATACAGATTTTGATCCTACAAAAAATCTGCCGTTTTCAGGATTGATACCACAGAAAACTGCTGGTGCACCATCCCATTTAACAGATACGTTTAATTTTCTACGTGATGATCCAACAAGCATGTTTCTTATAGATTTAAGAAACTCTACAGCGTTGACACCACCCTGGTATCCGTTATTAATAATTTCGTCTTCTAAATGTTCTAAATGAGTGTTTTTTGCCTCATTTAAATACTGTTTAAAACTATACATTTTTCTCCCACTATACCCATTATATCAAAAAATTACGCTCTTGTCAAGCGAAAAATTACACCTATCCCATTAATAAATCACTAGTTACTAGACTATTTATACTATTTTGCTATTACAAATTTACCTGATAGGGGAGTCCTTGATGTTATGTACTCAAACATCAATCTTAATACTTTATTGCCTTCGTCTTTTCTATTGTCTTGGAAAAACTTTTTAAGTACAGGCATAACTTCGTTGACAACATATATGGCACTTATAGCGCCTCTCTCGTAATCAAATCTTGGCTTATCTTTTCTTAAATATTCTATCTTCTTTAATGCGTCAAAGTATTTTTGTTCACCTTTTTTATACTTGTCAAGTATTTGTTTTGCAATATCTGGATTTACAAAGTGTATAATTTCTGATAATACTTTCATAGAGCCAATTGAACCACCTCTTGCCTCTGCCTTTGAGAATATAGCTTCTGCAACAAATCTTTTTGCACTAGGGTCATGTCTTAATTTTATATCACCACCCGACTCTAATAGTATTCTCATATCTCTAGTAACACCTTTTGTAGGATACTTAACTTTTTTATATAGTTGCCAATCTGTTACGCCCTTTATACTAATTGTTTTAATAAGTTTGATCTCTGCTTTTCTATCAAAGTTTACCATTTGTAGTGTGGCTTCTTTTGTTGTTTTTTTAAGTGATAGAGGAAATAGATCACCACTATCTATTAGATCAGATGTAATGATATTAAGATTTTGAAAACCATAAACTTTTTCTTTTGCACCTTTTAGTTCTTCTTTTAGTGCCTTCTTAGCTTTCTTTGTTGCAAGGTATATATCTGCAGGATTCCATTTGTTTAGATTACCAAATTTATTTTGTGATTTGTAACCTGACTTGTTTGCTATCTTAAATAACTTTTCTATAGTTCCCATTATTTCTTTGTCACCTCTATAGTAAAAAATTTGCTGAAACCCTTGTGCTGAAATTTTAAAATCAGGATCTATTTTAGTTATGTCGTTGATTAATTTTTTTGCAATCTGTAAAGATGATATGTACCATTTAGTATCTTTCTTTAAAAATAATTCTAATTCATTTAGAAATACACCAGGTGTTTCTATATTCTTATGAGCTGCTTGTAAAGTAGCTTCATTTATTTGACTTCTAAAGTCTGTGTAATCAGGATACTTTTTAGGGTCAAAAAGTAGATTAGTTCTTTTAACACCTATGTAATCTGCGATTGAACAAAATAGTGCCTGTGCTGATTCTAATAATGCTGTCTTGTCTGCCATACATATATTTATCTACGGCCTCTGCTTCTTGCTGGCGAATTATAGTTTGTTTTCCCTTTATCTGTAACTTTTTCTTCATCATTTCTACAATCAAAGAAAGGTGGGAAGCCAAAGATACCAAACGTCTTATTACTATTCTGAAACTTTGTTAACTTCTTAACATCTTCCTCAAAGAAAGACTCTTTTAATACGAGTTTACTAGGCATTTCAACGCAACGCCATATAATATCGCCTTTACTTTTAACCATTTCTGTCTTGTAATAGATGGATGGTCTTCTTTTTCTTTTTGTTGCCATTGTTATCCTTACATGTTTAGTATTAATTTAGCTTCTTCACTTAACATATCTCTACTAAATGGTGGAGTATGTGTCAATATAACTTTTACATTACCTTCACCTGCTACACGTTCTACTGCCTCTTTAATATCTTTTTGTATCTGATCTGCCATAGGGCAAAGCATAGAGGTTAGTGTATGGGTGATTGTAACATTTTCTTCTTTTATATCAATATCATAAATCAAGCCTAAATTGAATACATCAATAGATGGCATTTCAGGATCGTAAACTTTTTTTAATTCTTCTATTATTTTATCTTTCATTATATTTTAAAATCTGAAAACTTATCATAGACATTAGCGGATTCTTGTGGTCCAGATGGTTGTTCAATCTTCTCCTTACTTTCTTGGTTACTATCTACAATCTGTTGAGCAGATTGTTCTACATCATACAATCTCATCTTACTTCTATCTACACCAATTATAAATGCACGATTGACAGCAGGATCATTGTATCTGTTCTTTAATTGTTTAACTTTAATTTGACCAAGTTCTTCAAGTTCATCATTTGAAATAAGAGCAAACATAAAGTCAGCAGTTGCAGGAAGACCAAATGATTCTGAAGTATCTTCAAGTCCTACGTCACTTGATAGGTAACCAGTTCTAGTTGTTTGTGTAGCAGATACAATAGGAACATTATATTGTACTGCAAGACCTCTTAATTCTTCAGCGATAGATTTGACCATAGTGTAGGAGTTAATATTGCCACCTTTAAATCTACTACTAGTACATATATTCAAATAATCAATGAATATTAAATCAGGTTTAAATGCTTTCTTTAGGGCAAGTTCATCTAACAAAGATTTAAAATGACCTGCATGAGCAGACGCCGTAGGATATTCTTTGATAATTAATTGACCATTGGTTTTGTTTTGCATTTTAGATGTTTTATTATCGTATATTTCTTTTGGCATTTCATAAAGATCATCAATAGTTACATCTAATAAGTTAGCGTCAATTCTTTCTGCGATACGTTCTTCAGCCATTTCTAAAGTTATATACAATACATTTTTACCTTCCGATATAACACTACTTGCAACATGACACATAAACAAAGATTTACCAACACCTGTGCCTGCAAGTGCTATATTTAAAGTTTTAGGTGGTAGACCACCTTTTGTAATTCTATTGAAGTATGAAAGATCAAACTTTAATCTTGCTTCAGTTCTATGGTAATATTCAAATCGGTCCTCTGCCTGATTTAGATAATCATGTCCTATATGTCTATCAAAAGAAACGCCAAGCGCTTCTGATAAGATACTAGGTATTGCTTCTGGTGTATGTTTCTTATCTTTGCCATCTATGATTTTGATACCTTGTAATACTGCATTATACACAGCACGATCTTTACAAAACTTTTCTGTTGTATCTAACAACCATTGTTGTTCAACTTCTTCGTGTTGTAAACTATTTAATAATGTTTTTGTATTTTTATATTCGTCTTCAGTAAGTGTCTTGTCATTTGACAATTCAATTTCAATTGCTTCTTTTGTAGGGAGATTATTATACTTGATAACAAAATTACTTATGATATTGAATAGAGCAACCTCATCTCTACCTCTAAAGAAATCAGGTTTAATAAATGGTAATGTTTTTCTTGTAAAGTCTTCGTTAAAGACTAGGTTGGATAAAAGTGTCTTCTCAAACATAATGTAGATAACTCCCTATAATATACTTTGGTTGATTGATTGGTTTCTGTCCTGCGTGTCTAAATGTCCACAATGGTGGGAATACGAGCACCTTACCTGCCTCTGGTTTAACTGATATATCATAATCAGGAAATGTTGTTTCGCCGCCATCATTGTTATTTAAATACATAAAAAAAACTAAAAATCTTCTAGCACTATTATAGTTAGTCACATCTACATGTGTTTGGAATTCATCTTCATTGTTAGGTTCATACTTCTTAAATCTTATCTGTTCAAAACCAAATTTCTCTGGCCATTGTTTTAATGAGTCTATATTAACATCTTTTGTATATTTGTCAACAACCTGTCTTAATTTAGGAAAGATTATATCTGAATACTCTTTCCAGTCTGAAAACATGTTAAGATTAATTTCTGTAAATGACATATGACCTTTTAAATTAGTTTTAGATTGTTGATGTTGCGAATCTTCAAACTTATCTATAAGGTGTTGACATTGATCCTTTTTAAGTACATTTTTGTATGTACATATGTAATCACTTTTGAAATTTAATTTGACCATTCTCTAATTGTTTTTCTACGACCTCTATTAATATGTCGCCTATGTAATTTCTAAAATCAATACTTCCTGTATCAACATCATTAGGATTCTTCTTAATATCATAATCAAACTTTAAAGGCAACTCACCTTGAGCATTTTCTTCCGAGGCAAACTTTACATGACCATACGTGTATATAATGTCTTTATAAGGTCCTTCTACAATCTTTATACAACTATAATCGTCAACATCACGTTGAGCAAAGACGTATCTATTCTGCGCCATAGAGGAATTCTTTTTTGGCTGCTTCGTCAATTTGAGCGAGAACATCTTTAGTAAAGAATTTACTAGGTTCATTATTGATAGTTTTAGCATATTGTTTTGATCCATCAGGTAGTTCTATTCTTGTTGATACTGATTTAAATATATTGTGTTTGATAGCGAGTTCTAATAACCCATAGTACTTATCAAGGCCATCTTTGTATGTTAATCTTACATCAATTAAAGCATTCTCTTTTGTCAACCTTGACTTGTAATTCTTACAATGAATAATATTACCAATGACTTCTTTGCCATCTTTTTCTTTACGTTTAGATAGATACACGATATTACTTGCAGCGTATTTAAGGCCAGAGCCACCACCCATCTCCTTTTGAGGAAACATAGAACCAATTACATCATATGTATGATTGGTCATAATCATAGGTACTTTTGCTTTGCCAAGTTTTAAAGTCAACACTCTAAATGCAGCTTTCACAATCTGCGATCTAGTCATATCTCTAGTTTCTTTACCTTCGGCAGTATCTTCCATCTCTTTTGTAGTAGATAACATTCCTAAACTATCTAATACAAACATTAAAGGTTTTCTAGTCTTCTCGTCTTGTTCTATGTATTTGTCAATCACTTTGATTGATTGATGTCTAAACTCTTGTACTGTGGCAACTGGTACAATAACCATTCTGCTACTGTCTATACCACGACTTTCAACTAATTCTTTTGTTAACGCACTTTCTGATTCAAAGTAAATCACACCTGCGTCTTTGTTTTTTTCTAAAAATGCTTTTACTATTCCTAATGCAAAGAAAGTTTTACCTGTTGCAGCTTCACCTGCAATTGCTGTAATCTTATTTGATGGCATACCACCATAGATTGATCCTGATAGTAAAGCATTAAAGGCAAGGGAACCTGTATCAATAAACGAATCAACGTCACCTGCTTCTACACCCTCACTTACTAGTGTGGCGTATTCATTACCAGTTTCTTTTATTATGTCTTTTAAAAAATCACTCATATTAATTCTCCTTAATTGTATCTATTATATCATATTTGTGTTTATTGTCAAGCGTCATTAACCTTACAATTGATCTGACAAGCAACAGGTGCTGTATCAGGATTCTTCCAACTATCTGGTAAAATTTTAGTAAACCATTCATTATTTAATATGTTTTTTAACGTATGTTTCTTTAAGTTATTTTCATCAAAATTGTATTTACTTATTACTGGATCATTTGCCCAATCAGTTCTAAAGTGATTTATTGGAAAATCTTCTTTTAGATAACAACATTGAAATACCTGACCATCAGGATTTATCATACATCTTTTTAACTCTTTCCATTTACATATAATTTTTGGCATGTACAGCTCTTTCTAAAGTATCTGCTTCACCATTTTCATTAATAAAATTAAATATATGGCCATCAAATCTATCTGACGGATATGATATATGATTTTTAGAACCATTTTTAATTGCTAGTTTTTTTATTTTTTTTTCGTACATCTCATTATGTTTAAACAATACAGTTTGTGATAAAGGAATAGCACTTGTAGTAGATAATGCTTTTAAAGCAGATAATGATTTTTTTAATGATGTACCTCGTCTATACTTCTGGTGCATTTGTTCATCTACACCATCTACATCAATAACCATTGATAATCTTCTACCACAATAATTACCTAGTCTTGTGTAAAAATCATCTTTACGAATACTACCATTTGTAGTTATTATAACTTTTGCATTTGAATTATCCATTATGTAATACACAATAGACTCTATGTCTTTTGCCATCAAAGGGTCACCATATGTACCACAAAAACTATATTCTTTCATATCATTTAAAGTATTTTTAGGAAAATAATTTTTAAAATCTAACAAAGACCATGTTGTCAATGGTAAATTTTTAGCTGTATGTAAACCAAATGGTGATGTTCTTTGACATTGTGGACATCTAGCGTTACATAGATTTGTTAAATTTATGTCTGCTACTTGTATCAAAATAATGTTGCCCTTCTACTATGTCTAAAGTAATCTAGTTTTTCTTTTGAAAAACACCAAACGTTTTCAATATATATTCTATTCATAAACTCTGCTTTTTCTTCGTCACTTTCAAATAGTTTATCTGATTTAGGTCGTTGCATAATCCTCATACCTATCTGACCTACAAAGTTATCTTTTAAACTATCAACAAGTTCATCACTACTATAATATCTTTTGTTCTTTATATTAGGGTCCATGATGTTTACAAACATATGCTTTGATCTCTCAAAACTCTTTTGAGCGACAGGTAAATAAAAATCATCACGCCATTTAGAATACTCATCAAACTTATGCCATGATTGATTTTCTTCTTTTTCACCACCCTCATTATACCTTTCTGTAGAAAAGTATGGTGGACTTGTAAATGCACAATCTATATTATTTATCTTATCCCACGGTAAGTCTTCAGCACCACAGTTATAGATAGTTACTTTTTTAGGTTTAGATAAGAAACTATTATATGTTTCTACTTGTTTTAAATATTGTTTGTATGTATTAGGGTTAGGATCACAACCGATATATTCTTCAGCGTCACTAGTAAAGAAACCTGCAAGTCTATCGCCCCAACCACATGATGTATCTAATACTCTTTTAGCATTTGTCATTTGATAGATTGTCTTTGCTACATTAGGTTTAAATTGTGTTGCGATATACGTACCTAATCTAAACGCTGACATGTAACTCTTGTCATCTAATCTACCACCTCTTAATTCTATTTTGTTATCTACTTCAACAGGTTTCATACCATTGATACCACGCCATATAGGACCTAGACAACGCCATATATCTTTTGCTGTACCATTCTCCCATACATCTATAGGTGCTTTGAAACCAAAACTACCACAATTTAATCTTAAATGTTGATGAAAGTAATTTGATATGTCATTGAAATTAGATGGTGCGTCTATGATACCTAGACCGTGGTCTTTAAAATTATATTTGTAATCATCATACTTTTCTTTTACATTTTTTTCTAATAATTCTATAGGTTTTACAAACTCCCATACATCTTGTTTCTGTAAAGATTTAAATGCCTGACGCATTGCCTCGTATGAAATCTCCTTTAGAGGAAACTTTGGTCTATTGTCTGCAATATACTGTGCCAAATCTTCTCTAAATTTTTCTTTACCTATATCATTAGTGACCGTTTCAAAGGTCTGTTGATCCATTACAGGTAATTTATTCTCATCTGCGTATTTACTTAACTGACTCATCATTCCATTTCTTTAATAATATTACTATAAAACCATATATAATTATAACACATAATATCGCTAATGTCAATTCCATTTATTTACCTCGTTTCCCCAACTATCCCAACCTTCTCTTTGTTGTCTAGCAAACAATTCTATGTATGGGCCTTGTAATAGATTCTCTATATGACTATACATAACATCTGGTTTACGACTATGTTCTCTACGTTTTTCTACAACTAATTGAGGTACTGATTTACTAACACGTTGTGGTTTACCTTTTGTTGCAAGTAAACACATTTCAGGATTACCTCTAGTCCAGTAACCTAGACCTGTAAAAAATCCATCTGATTTCATATTTGTTTTCGCCCATGTAAAGGCTACAGTTTTGTACTTGAAACCCCAAGCATTAATTACTTCAAATGCTTTATCTAATAAAGGATCAATAACCCACATTAGTAATACTGCATTGTCATTTGCTATATTGTTTACAGGCATATTACATATGTCTTTGAAACTCATAACATTATAATGTTTTTCAGGACTTCTATCTTTGCCCTTATTAGAATACGTTTTAAAAGACCATGGTGGGTCTGCGTATATTACATTATACTTTTTAGATATATCCATACTAGTAGTGCTATAATTAAAAATGTTGTTGTTTTTATTCTTGTCATTGCAATACGTTGACCTGCTTTAACAGCTAGAAAAATTGTCAAATACAATAACATCATTGCTTCCATCATCCGAAAAATGCCTCTAGTGTTGCCTCACGTTCTAACTTCCACCCTATCGAGTCAAGTATAAATCTCAACGGATCGGTAAATGTTTTCTGAAATTGTGTATCGTAATCTACGTACTTGTGTAATTCAAACTCATATGGTATCTTTGTAGAGAAAGAGATAACTGTATCTTTAACTGTATTAGGTTGTTTTAACATTAAGAATTTAATTTTATCACCATCTCTAATAAGAGGATACTTCATACCTAGTTTGTGCTTATTAATATTATAATTATATATCAATGCACCTTTGACATGTATAGGTGTGCCTTTCTTATAGATTGAATTACTGTCAATGTATTTGTTGACATTATTACAACTTCTAGGAAAGGCAACCTCCTCTGGCGAGAGTGTCATAAAGACTTCTTTGAAGTCATTTACAAATTTTATTAAAGCGTCTTCGCTGTCATTCATAATCACACGAATAGCATCCTTAATCTTACCTCTACAGACTTCAGGTGTAGATGATTTAACTGCTTCTACGCCCATAATTTTTAGTTTAGGTATATCATATTTGACACCTTCTTCATCAAATACATTCATCATATATCGTTTTTTAGCAACCCATATACCTTTGTTAGCAATTGCTTCTCGTTTCATAATCATTTTCTGTTGATAAGCATTTACATACTTGGCAAGATTTTCAAAACTACTATCAATAACTTTTTGTATTTTTTCTTCAGCTGCTTTATCTAAAAAGTCAACTATTTGTTTTGTTGATTTGTTTTTACAAACTTTTTCAACAAGTGTATCTAATTTTAGATAGATTGAATCTGTATCAGACGCCACAACATAGTTCTTATTATCTGTGCCTAGCAACTTGTTCATAAATTTATTTACGTCACGTTCTATCCAACGAATAGATAACTGACCACCTAGTGTAATTGCCTCTGCCTGTTTTACATCAAAGTATCTGAAATATTGATTGCCGATTGCACCATAAGCAGAGTTAAGCGAAATCTTTTTTGCCATCTGTATATTGTGACAACGAGAAATCTCGTTTGAATAGATTGGGTCTTTTGTTTTTTGATATTCTATCTTGGCTTCAATTGCCTTCTTCTTATATACTACACGTTCGGTATACATCTTCTCCATAAGTTCAGGTAAGAAACCTTGTTTATCTCTTTTAAACATGGCGCCGTTTGGTGCAATAGTCAAGTTACGATCTTTTGCCCATTTAAGATTTAATTTTTCATCTAAAAAATTTTCTACGCCTACTGCTTTAGGTTCTGTACCTACAAACGTTTCAGGACTAATATTGTATTGCATAATTAAATGTGGATACAAACTGTTTAAATCAAACGAAACAATCCAGTTATGTAATCCTAGTTGTGGATCTTTTACATATGCACCTTCGTATTGTGTATCCTTAACCTGATCTTCTCTAGGTGGTATAATAATATCTTTTGTAAGTAAATGATTGTAGATGATTGTATCCCAACATCTTACTTGCGAATAAACATCTGTATAGTTTACCTTGTAATCATATGCCATAGTCAGGCATAACTCAATCAGTTTCATTTTGTCTTCGAGTCTATCAACAAGTTCTACGTCTTGTATATTGTACTCTACAAACCTTTGATAATCTTTTGTATAGAAATCTTTAAACGTTTCATATGGATTATCTAATTTCTGTTCGCCTAGTTCTACCTTGGCAATGTAATTTAGTTTATAACTTTCTTGTCGGACATACGTAAACTTTTTATACAGATCAAAATAATCTAGTACAGATATACCTAGTATATTCCATATTTGATTGCTTTTATTACCAAGTTGTATTCTATCTGCATTGACATAATTCCATGGTGACATTTTATTAATTGTATCATTGTCAAAGATATATCTCATACGATTCATAAGATAAGGCATATCAAAAAACTTTACATTCCAACCTGTTAGAATATCAGGATGATTCTTACACCAGAATTTTAGAAACTCTAGCAACATGTGCTTTTCGTTTTGACATTTTACATAAGTTACATTTGCCTTTTTAGAAATGAAGTCACCTGTACCCCATGTAATAATCTGTTTATTGCTGTGATTTTTTATAGTGATACAGATAATCGTTTCTTTTGCAGTATCTGGATCGGGAAAGCCGCCTTCACACTCGGTTTCTATATCAAGTGTGAATATCTTAATGTAGTCTTTGTTCCATCTTATCTCGCCTTTGTATTCGTCAGCGATGTATTGATAGTTGTATCTATTCATACCAAAGATTTTATACTCTGGTATTGTACTATACTCACTATAGAAATGCTTTGCCTTTGATATAGAATCAAATCGCTTTTCTTTTAGATTAGTGCCGTCTAGTGTTTTATATTTTGATTGTTCTTTTGTAGGTAGATATAGTTTAGGACTATAATTGATACGACTCAAATAAGATTGTCCATTATTGACACCTCTTATAAGAAGTTTACCTTTATACTCTACAACGTTTGTGTAAAAACTACTCGCCAAATTCATATCTTATTATAACACGATTGATTTAAAAAGTCAATACTATGTGATAATTTTACTTTTAGGTGTAACTATCTGACCTGTATTTTGTTGATATGCACCAATCATATTATCGTCTGGTGTAGTGTCAGTAATTATATTTGCCTCTTTGATATGTATAACTTCATCCTTTGTGTATGGTATGTACGGATGAAATCCTATTTGCATAGGTTTGCCTGGTTGTCCTTGCATTGGTATCAATACAAAAGGTTTCTTTATTGCCACGTGATCTGCTTTATCGCTATCTTGTGGCGTACCTATTACGTCCTCTCCAGATGAGAGTCTGTATAATCTAATCATAATATACTCCTATTCAGTTTTATTTTCTTCAGTTGATTGTTTTTTTCCAATATTGTATTTCGCTTGTAAATTCCACTCGCTCTTTTCTTTAAATGCTATGATTTTTATTTGTGATAGAGGTGCTTTGTTTTCAGCAGCCTCAGGTTTTACTATTGATAGTAAGTTCCAGTCTTGTAATAAAACTGATATTGTGTTACGTCTTTGTACATCATTCTCTACTAACGTAGCTTTCTTACCGTCTAAAGCAAAAAGTTCTTTGAAATGTACTATGTAATATTTACCTTGTTTGTGTAGTATGTGGCAACTTTGAAATAAAGTTTTATCTTTTCTACTTGCAACACCTATTCGGGACAAAGTCTCCCTTATTTTTAGAAAGTCATCTGGCTGTTTGAGTGTAACCTCTAACATCTGCTCAGGCGACCAATTAAATTCGTCACTCATTTTTTTCTCCCACCCTTATCAAGTTTTTCCTTAATAAGATTCAATTGTTTCTTATCCAGTATGTCAAGGGCTACCTTTGCTTTTGCATTGCTATAACCATAATATTCTTTTACATACTCTAAATTTTTAGATTTAGCAGTTGTCGTCCACTTACCACCGAACCTCTTTCTCTTACGAATACTATTTAGTAGAAAATGAAACTGTAAACGTTTGGTTAGGCTGTGATGTAAATTCATCTCGTTTGCCATCATTATAGCGTCAACGTGCTGTGATAGACAACGATTTATAACGTAAGGTGGGTATTTCTTTTCCCATACTAGATCATCTCCGTCTAGTAAATTAACCTTTGACCAGTTAATCGCATTGAGATAATCAGTAAGTTTATATTCAATCATGTTTTTCATGCTTTTTGTGACCTTTATGAGAACCCATGTAGTAATCGCCTGGTTCATAATTCCAAACCTTACCGTGATGACCTCTAATATCAGCCCAAAACATTCGTGCTCTAACTATAAGTTTTCGCCACAAAGTCTTCTTCGCCATATCTATTATCTCCTCTACTTAAATTTACATTCTGCCATGATTTGAGTCAGGCACGCAACCATATTTATCTCATGGTCAGCCACAAAGGCAGATTTATATTGATAGTCAGCGATTGTTAGAACGGCTGCAGGTATTGATTGAGGTTGTAGATGTTTGTATAGTATATCATAGATAGATGAGAATAGACTACTAGGGTCTTTGTCTAGGTTTTGTACAACCCATTTTCTCATATCACCAAACCTTTTCTCTTTTAGAAACTTAATTAACTCTTTGTTATTAATTTCTGATAGAGATACAAGTATACCACTATCTATCTTACCTCGTACAGAATAACGTTGTAATTCGTTTATCGTTCTTCTAAAGTCTGGATAGTGTCTTTGTATTAGTTCGGCAAGTACTTTGTTA